GTTTAAATTAAAATCAACTGTTATTTCAATGACTTATGAAGTATATTAAGCCGATACACTAACTGATCTGGAGTCCTTATGGACACTCTTACCTTAGATCAGTTTAAGCAAGCCCTTCCTGCTCACGTTAAGAAAAACGTCAATCAAGCAATCATCGACAATGTTAATACTTTAATCAGTGAACCTGAGATGCGTGAAGCATATCGGGATAACTTGATTAGTTATGCGCATGTGTTGAAGAACGGTAAGTTTAAGCTGAGTAATTACTTAGACGCTGTGCGCTACGTTAGCTATAAGCTAATGGGCAATACCAATATAGACTCTTATTCAAAGGCATTCCCTGAGAAGATCACTAAGTTTGAGAAGCAAGGCGTCGCCAGTAAGGACATTGCTAGCTATGTGACTGCGTTTAATAAATCAAAGCTCGTTAATCTTATTTTAGAACAGACCTTGGTTCCTTCTTGGGTCTTAAACCAAGACTTATATCAGAAGGCATTGAATACGCAGGCGGATCTTATGCTGTCAGCAAGGTCTGAGAAGGTTAGAAGTGACGCAGCGAACTCACTGCTTACACACCTAAAGCAACCTGAAACCCAGAAGATTGAATTGGACATTGGGATGAAGGAAGACAGCTCTATTAATGCGCTCAGGGCTTCGACTATGGAACTGGTAGCTCAGCAGAAGATGATGTTGAAGGCTGGCGCTATGCACGCACAGGAAGTCGCACACAGTAAGTTGATCATAGACGCTGAGTTTAAGGAAGTGTAATGGGTATTAGTGAGTGGGTTAGTAACCTGTGGCGCATGCCTAGAGAATACCACGAGAGCCCTGTTGCGTTCAGAGCCGCACGCTATCCTGGCGGCGCGGTGCGGATACAAGGGGAATACATCTGGAGTGAGGGGCTACGTAACGGTAGCACTTGGAAAGACCTCCCGCTAGTAAGCGTAGACAAGAATGGGGCAGAGATTTAACGATGACTGGATTGACAGAGAACTTACTAAATATGTTTCTTATGTTAGGTATTGTGGCTTACATACTCGACATCGTTTGTAGTGTTAGTTTTGGTGCTGACGATGAGGATGAAAATGGATCATAATGAAGAGTTAAAGAGAGTTGAGGATTACCTTAACACGACAAGCTACACAGTTGATCCAGAGTATGTCCCTAGTGACTTTGCTCTAGAGTTTGTAACGTTTGTTAAACTGGTTAATGGGGCTGATGGTGAGGAGAACCTGACCCCGTTGGTTCATTACCACATGCTAGATACAATTACTCATGGCGGTACGCGTATTGCCAACCTGTGTCATCGTGGCATTGCTAAGACAACGTTAATGGGTGAGTACTTGTTCTTGTACTTAGCGACCTATGGCTCTATCCCAGGGTTTGGTGATCTATCACTTGCTTTATACGTGTCAGATAGCATCGAGAACGGTGTTAAGAACATGCGTAAGAACCTTGAGTTCCGCTGGGAAAACTCAGACTTCTTAAAAGTGTACGTTCCCTCTGTAAGATTCACAGACATACGTTGGGAGTTCACCAATGCTGACGGGCATACGTTTATTGTAAAGGGCTATGGCGCTAAGACAGGCGTTCGTGGAGCCAAAGAGATGGGGCAACGCCCCCAGTTGGCAGTACTGGATGACTTGTTCTCTGATGAGGATGCTAAATCCCCTACGATTATAGAAAACGTGGAAGCCACGATATATAAAGCAGTGACATACGCCCTGCATCCTAAGAAAAACTTAATCATCTGGTCAGGTACGCCGTTTAATGCGAAAGACCCACTGTACAAGGCGGTTGAGTCAGGTGCTTGGGACGTTAACGTGTTCCCCGTATGTGAGAAGTTCCCCTGTGAAGAGGATGAGTTTGTTGGCTCATGGCCTGATCGCTTTAGTTACAAGTACGTAAGAGAGCAATACGACATTGCAGTAAAGACCGGTAAGGTGAAAGACTTTAACCAGGAGATGATGTTACGCATCATGTCAGAGGAAGATCGCCTAATACTTGATACTGACATGAGTTGGTACGCACGCGGTAACGTACTAAACAATAAACAGTTGTTTAACTTCTACATTACTACTGACTTTGCGACCTCAGAGAGAACGTCAGCGGACTATTCTGTCATTTCTGTGTGGGCTTACAACAATAATGGTGATTGGCTTTGGGTTGACGGAGTCTGTAAGCGGCAGTTAATGGACAAAAACATTAATGATCTGTTTCGTTTGGCTCAACAGTACCGCCCCCAACAAGTGGGCATTGAAGTGACAGGCCAACAAGGTGGTTTTATACAATGGGTACAAGATCAAATGATGCAAAGGAACATATATTTCCCATTAGCATCTGAGGGTAATCAGCAAAAGCCAGGCATCAGACCCAACACAAATAAAATGGTTCGTTTTAATACAATGGTGCCCCTATTTAAGGCCAATAAGATATTCTTTCCAGAAGAAAGAAGAAGCTCACCTGAGTTAGTTGAAGCATACAACGAATTAAGTTTAGCAAGCCCCGGAGGTTTCAAATCTAAGCATGATGATTTCATTGATACAGTGTCAATGTTGAGTGCTCTAACACCTTGGAAACCCACCCAGCACGGTGAATTGAACAAACGAAGTACCGGTTTAGATATTTGGGACGTTGATGTCCCTACAGACGATGATAGTAGAATTAGCTCGTATATAGTTTAACCCTGAGTCCTTATAATAACGGCTAACGTAACACTCTTTTGAGGTTAGCCAATGCTATTGTCAGATCTATTTATGTACCTTGCTTATGGGGAGTTATCCCAGATGGCAATCGGCACTAATAATCGTGGTGGAATAGACGAGTCTGATTACCCAACATTAATTAGCCACATTAATTTGGGACTCACAAATTTACATAGTCGCCTGCCTTTAAAACAGTCGCAGGTGATTATTACGCAGCAGTCAGATCGTGTTCTTTACCCATTAACATCCATTTATGCAATTACTTCTCCCTCAGTAGGAAATGATCGGTTTATTCTTGATTCTGCTGCAGAGCCTTTTGTAGATAATGTATTAAAGATCGAAGAGATTTACACAGAAAGTAATGTCTCATTGCCTTTGAATGATTCAGCCAAAGACAATTCGTTGTTTACGCCCTCATTCAACACACTTCAGGTGCCTACACCTGAGTCCAACAAACTACTTGCCGTACTTTACCGTGCAAACCACACGCAGCTGCCAGCTAAACGTGGGGTAGACATTAGTGCCATTGAACTAGATATCCCTGCAGTGCTTATTGAGCCTCTACTTACGTTTGTAGTTGGGCGTGTTGCTGCAGCAGGTAACAACCAGACCAGCATTCAAGAAGCAGCGGCTTATCAACAGAAGTATGAAGTGCAGATACAGCAAATTATTCAGTCTGGCGCGTTATCAGTGGATCGTCCCAGTAACTTACGCATGAGGAGCAACGGATGGGTATAACAGCTAATTTTGGGTTATCAGCCAGCACTGGTGGTGACGTTGCCTACGGTACGTTAGGTAAATACAAATATGTACAAGGCGATACTGGCCCACAAATACGCTTTACCTTTTCTAGCCAAGACACAGGGGCACTCACTGACTTATCAGGCGGACAAGTACTTTTACACTTACGTCCAGTAGGCGGTAGCGTAATCTTGACCCGTGCGTTAGTGGTTAGTACACCTGCGACTAATGGCGTAGCCATTGTCGCTTGGGAGCCAGGTGATTTAGATGTGGAAGAGGGTACTTACGAAGCTGAAATAGAAGTGATTCTTAGCAATGGAGTACGGGAAACTTTATTTGACATATTGGTTCTACAGATTCGAGCTGATTTTGCATGAGCATCAATGGCTCAAATATAACGGGCTCCCTAGACGCGGCTATTAGTCGTCTTGGATTATCAGCAGCTATCAGCCCCATTGATAGGCTTACTGTTACTGTTCAGCTAGGTAACTTCATCCTTCAACGCAAGATTAGCGACAGTTTCACGTCTGTCGATGATCTTGTGATGGAGTTCTTTAAGAGCCTTACAGACAATGCTGAACTCGCGGACTATGTAACCACAGACTTCATGAAGGGTCTAAGTGATGCTGGTTTAGTAAGTGACATTCAAGTACTGGCTTTCTTCAAGGGCTTAACAGACACCGTTGCTTCCACAGATGCCCTTGTTACAAGCTCTTCTAAGCCCCTACAGGACGCTTCAGCATTAACTGACACATTCACCCTCCTAGCTAGTAAAGCGTTCTTAGACGGCTCTAGGTTAAGCGACCGTGACGTATTGTCAGTTGGCAAGAACTTACACAACTCTGCTTCCCTGGTTGAGCAGTTTAGTTACAATTTAAGCAGGGGCATTGCTGAGGGAGCGGCAATAGGCGAAGCCTATGCAGCCGCTATCAGTAAACCATTCCAAGATGGCATCAACTTAGGTGACGATCACGTCGATCTTTCTACTCAAAAAGTAAAAGAAGACCAGGCGTTTCTGACTGAGGTAATCACCCTTACTGCAGAGAAGCTGTTAAGTGACGGTAGTATCTCCAATGACCAGCTAGTGTGGCTTATTCGTAAGCCCTTTAAGTACGATGCCACTAGTTTTGAGGACTACGTTACTTTATCCGCCCAAAAGGTACTAAACGAAGTTGCAGGCGCTTTTGACCGCATTAGTGAGTTTTATGTAGTTAAAGAGCTTGCTGACGCAACTGCTATTGGCTCACATCACGCTGTTACTCTGGCTAAAGCCACAGAGGATGTAAGTATTTTTGGTGATGCACACACAACCATTGTGCAAAAAAGCCTGAATGACACTTTAGTTACTGCAGACGCCATTGACGGTTCGGCATCCATTGGTGATGACCAAGCATTCCAGACCATTAAGGGCGCTACTGATGTAGGTCGCATTACTGATTCCATACGCATCTCATCCACGTTTAGACGCGCACTCTCTGACACGAGTGCTGTATCTGAAGATACACAACTGCACTTAAGCAAGTCAGTTGTTAATGACGCTGTCACATTCTTAGAACAGCTCTCTTTTACCTCAAATAAGCAACTTGTTGACCTCTTCTCTGTTACAGAGTTAATCGGCAAAGCTGCTACTAAATCGTTTGCCGACGCATCCAGCGTCAGTGACGAGTTCGCCAAGGTACCTACTAAGGTAGCTAGCGATACAACTGTGCTTGCCGATGGCATGGTTTTACTTTCCCAAGGCTACGTCAATGACGCCTTTTATTTTGCAGATGACTACACCGGTACATCTCGAACAGGTTAAACAACTAAGGAATTACACATGATTAATGAAAAAATGAAATTGGCTGGGCACGTAAGCATCGTATTACGCGATGCTTCTGGTCAGATTAAAGATGAACGAGAGATCAGAAACTTGATTGTAAACAAGGGCTTAGGCTACATCGCTTCTCGTATGGTAAATGCAGATAAGGGTATTATGACTCACATGGGAATCGGTTCTGGTACCGCAGCTGCTGATGCGGTTCAAAGCGATCTAGTGACCACTTTAGGTCAACGTGGTGCTCTAGCCTCTTCTACCATTGATGGCGATGCTGGTGAAAAAGTTGTGTACGTCGCTTCGTTTTCAGCAGGTGAAGGAACAGGTGCTGTAACTGAAGCAGGTATCTTCAACTCTAATGCGAACGATGCTGACATGCTTTGCCGTACTACATTTGGTGTAGTCAACAAAGCACCTGATGACACAATGGCTATTGCTTGGACAATTACTCTGTCTGCAGCTTAATAAAATAAGGGGTGATTAATGACTACAATTACAACGCGTAATGGTAAGGGATCACCCCTTACTTCTACTGAATTAGACGAAAACTTTACTAACCTAAATACAGACAAGGTAAATCAGACACAGGTACTAACTGACGTACCCGTAGACGCTGTTTTTACGGACACTGTTGATGATGCGAATGAAATACTTAGAAAGCTTAAAACGGTTGATGGGGAAGGTAGTCGATTAGACGCTGATCGCCTTCAAGGTCAACGTGCGAGTGCTTTCCTAACACCTACTGGTGATGGGTCTCAATTAACTGGTTTACCTAGTTCTACTGGTGCGACTGCAGAACAAGTACTTGCAATCGAAGCTAACACAGATAAGGTGTCTAACGTAGATCACCCTTTAGTTGAAACAGCAGTACCACTGAATGCTGTTTTCACTGACAACGATACAGTTTATGACGACTCTGCTTTAGCTGAAGCAGTTGCACTTAACACTGAAAAATTAACCAACTCAACAGATGCCTCAGACCTAACTTCAGGTACGCTAGCAGACGGCATATTCCCAAGCACATTACCCGCTATTAGTGGTGAGAACCTAACTAACTTGCCTTCATCTGGTGCTGCAACAACAAATGCTTCAGATTTAACATCAGGTACTTTACCAGATGGTAGATTCCCAGCTACGCTACCTACTATGAGTGGCGAGAACCTGACTGACCTACCTAATATAAATGCCTCAGATATAAGATCAGGTACTCTGCGAAGTGGTAGATTCCCTGACACATTACCAGCTGTGAGTGGTGCCAATCTAACTAACTTACCTACTTATGATGACACTGCTATACTTCTTGCAATTGGCCTTAACACAGATAAGGTAAGCAACGTAGAGCATCCGCTAGTAGAAAAGGCGGTTCCTGACGACGCATTATTTACAGACACAACGTACGCTGTAGGCGACGGTGGTCTGACTACTAATGATTTTACTGATGATGATCATACTAAGTTAAATAACATTGAAACCAATGCAGATGTGACAGATACAACTAATGTTGTAGCGTCTTTAACTGCAGGTAATAACATAACAATAGCCGCTGACGGTACTATAGCTTCGACCAATACGGATACAGTTTATGATTCAACAGCTATAGATATTGCAGTTGGATTAAACACTGATAAAGTAAGTAACGTAGACCATCCTTTAGTTGAGACTGCAGTGCCTACAGGTGCTTTGTTTACAGACACTACGTATACCTCTGCAAGCTTTACTCTTAGTGACTTACAAGGATTTAATGCAAACGAGCACATAAACTGGGGTGCTGCTAGTCAAGGGACTATACACTCGACAAACCTTCCAGCAATAGCTATAACTTCTGTACAGACCGCCACCAACAGACCCACTCATCTAGCTTTAACGACTGAAGAAGGTGACGTAGTAATACGTACTGACCAGAACAAGACGTACATACGCAATGCTGGTCTCGTTGGGGATCTAACCGATTTTACAGAGATTATCAGTCCTACGGGCGGTGTTACATCTGTCGATGGAGTCTCAGGCGCAGTTTCTTTGGATCACGATACCTTAACAGGTTATGTCGCTGCGGAGCACGTAGACTGGGCTTTAGCTGCAACTCCCAACATACACACGAGCAACTACACTAATACAGTTTACGATGATACCGATATAGTTGAAGCGGTGAGGCTTAACACTCTCAAGGTCTCCAACATAGCCCACCCTACCGTAGGCGTTGAGGTACCAACTGATGCTGTGTTTACCGATACTGATACAATCTATGATGACACGGCTTTAGCTTTGGCAGTCGGTTTAAACACCTCTAAAGTAAGCAATGTGGAACATCCTTTAGTCGAGACAGCAGTTCCAGATGGTGCTGTGTTTACTGACACTGTATTTACAGATGCTGATGCAGTATCTGCAGTAGTAGCCTCAGACCTCGACATGGACGGTAACAAGGTACTGTTCGGTAACGTCTACTCTTTATTGGAGAATCTCCCAGCTGCAGCTGACTACCACGGTATGTTCGCACATGTGCATAACACGGGTAGGGGCTACTTTGCCCACCAAGGCAATTGGGTAAGCTTAGCTAATGAGTCCGATCTAGCTGCAATTAACTCAGCTGTAGGGCTTAACTCCGCTAAGGTTACTAACTATGACCAATCTAAGGAAGACATTGAAGCTCTAGGCATAGCAGCAGACTCTATCACAGGTGCTTTACCTGCTATAGATGGCTCGGCTTTAACTAACCTACCTGATACGGGTACTACTTACGAAGTAGGTGATGGTGGACTGACCCAAAAGAACTTTACTACAACACTGAATACTAAATTAGCCAGTATCGCTGACTCTGCTAACAATTACTCACTACCTGACGATGTAGTACTTCAGGGTGAATTGATTGCGTGGGGCGGTGCGCTACACGCAACAGATGCCTTATCAATATCAGGTCATACTATTACGCTAAGGCGCGGCAATAGCGCTGTTGAGACCGTTATTGTTCCTGATAACGATACAACTTACTCGGTTGGCGATGGTGGACTAACCCAACATAATTTCACTACTGATGATCATAATAAGTTAAACGGTATCGCTGCTTCTGCCAATAACTACTCATTGCCTGCGAGTGTTATTCATCAGACAGAATTGAGTGATAGCGTTAGTGATAACAGCACAACTGTTGCAGCTAACGTTAAAGGAGTTAAGGCTGCGTATGATCGAGCATGGCCTAACACTGTTTATAATGACACCGCTTTAACTACCTCTGTAGCCGGTAAGTTGCCACTAACGGGCGGCAGTATGACTGGTCGCTTAAAGGTCTTAGATGTGAAAGAGACAGTCGTTGCCTTAACAGGAACTGCACCATCGCTTAATCCAGCAAACGGCACTATGCAAACGTGGACTTTACCTGGCACATCTAACCCGACATTTGATAGTGGCTTTGGTGATGGGGAAAGCATCACACTTATGATCTCTGATGGGTCAAGCCGCACAATCAGCTGGCCTGCCATTCAATGGGCTGGAGGATCACCTCCTGACCTAGCAACTTCTGGCTACACCGTCATTGTTCTATGGAGAGTCGGAAGCACTTTTTACGGGCAACATGCTGGGGATGTGTCTTAATGCTGACCCTTGCTAACAGACTTGGAAGCGTTGGTAATCCAGACGCTTCTATATTTAGTGTCACTTGTGCAGACGAGCCGGGGGGTACGCTCATACCTTGGGATGAGT